AAGATTACTTCTTTCCGCAAACAGCAGAAGGAAGAGGATCAAAAGTTGACACACTACCGGGTGGTACAAACCTAGGTGAGATAGATGATTTAAGATTCTTTACAAATAAACTGTTTAGAGGATTAAGAATTCCAAGTTCTTATCTTCCAACAGGAGCAGAAGATGGCGGACAACAGTATAATGACGGTAGAGTTGGAACTGCGTACATCCAAGAATTAAGATTTAACAAATATTGTATGAGATTACAATCAATGTTGTCACCAACATTTGATACTGAATTTAAAGTTTGGGTTAAAAGCAAAGGTTACAATTTAGATAACGGTATGTTTGAAATTAAATTCAATCCACCACAAAACTTTGCGGCATATAGACAAACAGAAATGGATCAAGCAAGAGTAAACACATTTACAGCAGTTGCAGACTTACCTTATATGAGTAAAAGATTTGCATTAAGCAGATATCTCGGTCTATCAGAAGAAGAGATGGCAAGAAATGCTGATCTTTGGGCAGAAGAAAATGCAGTATCTCAAAAATCACAAACTAAATCAACACAGTTAAGAGGCGGCGGAGTTTCACAAGCAGGAATATCATCAGATTTAGATCAGTTTGAAGAACCAGAAGCACCAGATGGAGCACCACCACCAGAAGGACAAACACCAGACCCTAAAGGTGGCACAGGTGGCGGAACACCAGGAGGAGTACCACCAACTCCAGGCGGAACAAACACACTATAAGGTTAAATATAGAAAATGAAACTATTTGAATTCTTTAGATACGGTGAAGACGGCTTTGAACAGGATAAAAACTATAATCCTGAGCAAGATATTTCTATATTAGACAAAGCAGACACTAGAAAAACAAGATTATCACTTAAAGATATTAAAGATATCAGATTATCTGCAGAAGAGCATGATGCTCAACAGCACGAAGAAGCCATCTTCGTTCAGAAGATGTATGGAGCACCACCAACAGAAGATACATTATAAGTGTAATGGAAGTTGCATTTGTACTAGGCAATGGAGAGTCTCGAAAAGGCATCCAGATCGAGGATCTAAAGAAAATAGGTAAAGTTTTTGCCTGTAATGGAGTATATCGTACTGATACTCCTGACGTATTAGTTGCTGTTGATCCTAAAATGCTGTTAGAAATAGCAGAAAGTGACTACATGGACAATAATATAGTATGGTCAAATTATAATGCCATGTACGAAAAGCATTCTAAAATTATAGAAAAAGTACAATTCTTTCAACCGTCATTAGGTTGGTCGTCTGGCCCTACTGCTTTAAAGTATGCGGCTGATCATAAACCAAAAACTATCTACATACTAGGTTTTGACTACCAAGGACACACAGATAAGCAAAATAAACGATTTAATAACTTGTTTAAAGATACAAGGAACTATAAAAAGTCCACTGAAGAAGCAACTTTCTTTGGAAACTGGATGAATCAAACCAAACGAGTCTTAAAAGACTATCCGAACACAGAATTTATTAGAGTAACCCCAAGAGGATGGTTCCGTCCGAATGATTTGGAGTGGAATAAAAATTTAAAGCACATAGATATCGAAGAGTTTCTGAAGATACATAGTTTACAACTGCGGTTTTAATCAAAAACCAACGAAAATCCTCCGTTTTTGTCAAATATCACGCCCTAAATACGGCTCGTCTGTTAAATATGTATTACTTAATTAAGTTTAATGCCGAATCTAAAAAGGAGCACGAGTCATATGACACAACCAAGCAATAAGTTCGAAGCATTATTGGATTTGCTTATCAATGAAGAAAATGATAAAGCGGAACAAATGTTTCACGAAATAGTTGTAGAGAAGTCTAGAGATATCTATGAGAACCTAGCATCTACAGAAACTAAAGAAGAGTCTGTTGAAGAGACTAAAGAAGAAACTAAAGAAGAAACTAAAGAAGAAGTTAAAGAAACTGAAGCATCTGAAGAAAAAGCAGATGACAAAGTAGAAGAAACTTCAAAAGAATCTAAAGACGAAACTGTTGAAGAAACTGCAGAAGAAAAAGCAGAAGAAAAAGCAGAAGAATCAGCAACAACTGAAGAAGAGTCAATTGAAGAAGTTGGTGGCGACGCTACTGATGATTTAGTTAAAGACATCGCTTCAGATGAAGAAGGTGATGCAGAAGCATCAGCAGACGATATGGGTGCTGATATGGACGCAGGCGCTGAAGAAGGCGACACTGAAGAAAGAGTTTCAGATTTAGAAGATGCTTTAGAAGATTTAAAAGCAGAATTTGAAAAAATGATGGGATCTAGCGATGAAGAAGGTGAACAAGCACCAGAAGAAACTATCGCACCAGCATTAACTCCAGAAATAGGAATGGAAAGCAAAGAAGCAAAAGAAACTGTTAAAGAATACAAAGACACAAAAACTGCTGACAACGCCGACCATGCAGATGTTAAATCATCTCCTGTGGCTTCAAATGCAAAAGCACCGACTGGCGCTTCAGCACACAAAATTGGTGGTGCAGAAGAATCAGGAAGAGCGGCACCAACATCTGCAAAGATGACTGATGCTACAACTGAGCCAAAGATGAAAGAAGTTAAAGCAGACCATAAAGATGGTACTGACGCTTCTTCTAAAAAATCACCAGTAGTTGCCGCTAAAAAGTAACAACTGGTTTTTAAAGGAGTCAACTGATGTCTTTACATCTTAAAGAACACTTAACGTACGATCAGGCTAGAATGTCTATTATTCACGAAGGTGAAAATGGCAAAGACTTGTACATGAAAGGGATTTGCATCCAAGGTGGTATTAAAAATGCTAACCAAAGAATTTACCCAGTAAATGAAATTGGCAAAGCAGTTAAAACACTAAACGATCAGATCTCTTCAGGGTACAGTGTTCTAGGAGAAGTAGATCATCCCGACGATTTAAAGATTAATTTGGACCGTGTGTCTCACATGATTACTGAAATGTGGATGGACGGACCAAATGGATATGGTAAAATGAAAATTTTACCGACACCAATGGGTCAACTTGTCAAAACAATGTTAGAGTCAGGTGTGAAATTAGGCGTGAGTTCCAGAGGTAGCGGAAATATTTCCGAGTATGGAAACGGCGAAGTTTCAGACTTTGAGATTATCACTGTTGATGTTGTGGCCCAACCTTCGGCACCAGGTGCTTATCCTACGCCAATTTACGAACACCTTATGAATAGTAAGGGTGGTAACATGGCAAAAGGACTGGCGGCAGAAGTGAGAAATGACAGCAGAGCACAAAAGTATCTTAAAGATGCTTTAACCAACATAATAAAGGACCTAAAATAATGATAGACGCAATATCTAAATTAGTTGAGTCTGGAGCAATATCAGAAGATACGCAGAAAAGTATCCAAGATGCTTGGGATTCACAAGTAAAAGAAAACAGAGAAGGCGTTTCTGCAGAATTAAGAGAAGAATTTGCTAAAAGATACGAGCATGATAAATCAAACATGATCGAAGCAATTGACAAAATGATGACTGATAAGTTATCAGAAGAAATCTCTAAATTCGTTGAAGACAGAAAAGCACTTGCTCAAGAGAAAATCGCTTATAAAGAAAACGTAGGCGCACACTCTAATAAACTTCAGGAGTTTGTAATGACTAAACTTGCTGAAGAATTAAAAGAACTACACGGTGACCGAAAAGGTGTTCACGAAAACTTTAAGAAAATGGAAGAGTTTGTTGTTAATGCTCTTGCAAAAGAAATTAAAGAATTCCATGAAGACAAAAAAGGCGTTGTGGAAACTAAAGTCAAATTAGTGGCTGAAGCGAAAAAACAAATGGCTAAGATGAAAGAAGCATTTATTTCTAAATCTGCTAAAATTGTTGAAGAAGCAGTTACTAAAAAATTGAGCGAAGAACTTGCTCAACTTAAAGAAGACATTACTAAGGCTAGAGAATCTAACTTTGGTAAAACTATTTTTGAGGCATTTGCATCTGAGTACCAGGCTTCTTATCTCAACGAGAAGTCAGAGACTGCAAAACTAATGAAAGTTGTTGACGAAACAACATTGAAATTAGCAGACGCCGAGAAATCCATAGAAGAGAAAAAAGCGGTGATTGAATCCAAAGAGGCGGAAGCCAAAAGAAACGCGGATTTAATGGAACGTAAAGAAACTATGGCTGAGTTGCTTAGACCACTAGGCAAAGAAAAAGGTGAAGTTATGAGTCAACTGTTAGAATCAGTTCAAACAGAAAAACTTGAAACATCATTTAACAAGTATCTACCTCACGTGATGGCTGACAAGGGTGAAACTGTAAAAGAAACTAAAGCAAAAGTTATTACAGAATCATCTGGAGACAGAGCACAGAGGGAAGATGCAGAAATAACAGACATCCGTAAATTAGCGGGTGTTTAAACTATAAACTAAAGGGGAAAGATACAAATGTCAGAAATATTTGAATCTAAATGGAGCGAAACTAAAACCGCTCTAACTGAAGGTTTAGAAGGTAACAAGAAAAAGACTATGGACGTTATCTTAGAAAATACTAAAAGGTATTTGTCTGAGGCGTCTACTGCTGGTGCTACAAGTGCCGGTAATGTTGCCACTCTAAACAGAGTGATTCTTCCAGTAATACGTAGGGTTATGCCTACTGTTATAGCGAACGAGATCGTTGGTGTACAACCAATGACTGGTCCGGTTGGACAGATTCACACACTAAGAATAAGATATGCAGATACATCAGCAGGTACTACAACAACTGTACCAGGTGAAGAAGCATTATCTCCATTCAAAATAGCAGAAGCATACTCAGGTGATAACTCTTCTACAAAAGCGGCTTCTACAGCGGCTTTAGAAGGTAACGCAGGAAAAAGATTGTCAATTCAAATCCTAAAGCAGGCAGTTGAAGCGAAAAGCAGAAAACTATCAGCAAGATGGACTTTTGAAGCGGCACAAGATGCTCAAGCACAACAAGGTATCGATGTAGAAGCAGAAATCATGGCGGCTTTGGCCCAAGAGATTACTGCTGAGATTGATCAAGAAGTTATCCAGTCACTAAGATCATTAGCGACTACTCAGGAAACTTATGATCAAGCGGCTGTATCAGGTACTGCAACTTTCGTTGGTGACGAACACGCGGCTTTGGCTGTACAAATCAACAGAGTTGCTAACAACATCGCGGCAAGAACAAGAAGAGGCGCTGGAAACTACGCAGTAGTATCTCCAACTGCTTTAACTATTCTTCAATCAGCAACAACTTCAGCGTTCGCAAGATCTACTGAAGGTACTTTTGAAGCACCGACTAACACTAAATTTGTTGGTACGTTAAATGCTTCTATGAGAGTATACGTTGACGGATACGCAACTGATGCCACTCCGGTATTAGTAGGATACAAAGGTTCAAGTGAAGCAGATGCTCCGGCATTCTACTGCCCTTACATACCTTTAATGTCTTCAGGTGTTGTACTTGATCCATCAACTTTCGAACCAGTAGTTGGTTTCCTAACAAGATACGGTTACGTTGAATTAACGAACACTGCATCTTCATTAGGTAACGCGGCTGACTACGTTGGCGAAGTTGCGATCACAAACGGTAACTTGAAGTTTGCATAATCTATTTTGATTATTCAAAATTGAATTTAAGAGGGCGGGTATATTTTTATACTCGCCCTTTTTCTTTACTAACACAAGAGAGGGAAATAATATGCTTAAGAATAAATGGTTATGGGCAGGTGCAGTAATAGTTGTAGCATTAGTGTTATGGCAAATGGGTATCATGACTCCAGCAGAAGTACCAGCAGACGCACAGTAATAAACAAATTTAAATCTTAAGGGCGATGCATTTTTATCGCCCTTTTTTTTACGACTTAAATATCATATATGAAACATCTTCTTACTAATGGTTGTTCTTTTATGACAACAAGAAACACCCACGAATGCAGTATTCAAACACACGCCGGTATGGAAGTTGCAAAGCATTACAATCTTGAACACATTGGTATAGCAAAAGGTGGCAGAGGTATGGATAGAACTGCACTAACAACTATAACATGGTGTGAAAAAAATAGAGCAATACTAGATGATACATTTGTATTAATAGAGTGGTCAACAGCATCTCGACTTGATTATCCGTCCAATGATAAAAACTTTAAGAAACTTGAAGGGTTAGACACTTGCTGGCATTCAATAAAACTAAATGATGACCCAGCATTTGGATTCTTTTTTAAACAAAAAAATATGCACTTCAATGAATACATAAGACTTAGATATTATCAAAATGTATTGCTGTTGCAAAATTATCTTAAAGTAAACAACATAAATTATCTAATGTATAATGGATTAGAAACTAGAAAAAATTACAAATCTTCTAATCCGGATTTCAAATTGTATGATGCAATAATAGATGACAAACATTTTTTTGACAAAACAACATCTCATCATGATTGGAATAATCCAAATGATAGAGGTAACGCAAATAATTACTTTATTAGTAAAACTGACCACCACCCAACACAAAAAAGTCATGAAGAATGGGCACAACTGTTAATTGCTCATATTGATAGAAATAACCTTCTAAAAAAATAATATACTAACTTAATTGTATTTTTTTTACTGTCACTTGATTCACAGACAAAATATGATGTTATTATAACCAAAAACTCGACTCTAAATATTTCACGTTTCGATTAACAAAACTTTTTGAGTAACGAAAGTTTTAGAAACTTTAACAAGAAAAAGGAGATCCACAATGGATATCATGAAACAAGTTAAAGGATGGGCGGCGGCACTCGCTGATGCAGGAATGAGTTTAATTGCATTGGGTATCGTTTTAGAAATCCTTTTCAACGGTCACGGTATTCCGTTCTGGCCACATATTTCTGTAATAGGAAATATCCAGGGCGTATTGCAAGGCTTTTCAGATCAAGGTTTGATCGGATTAGTAGCAATTTGGATTTTATATCATATCTACAACAGAAAATAATATAAAAATCTAGAAATACTCCAAACCTTAACGAGTGGTGTGACTGCTTATTCTTTTTGCACCACTCGTATAATAAAATCAAAATTTTAATAAATACACACGTCTATAGAGAACTAACAATTATGTTAGACTTATGCGGAACCAACCGCGTAGACCTAAAACGTCAAGGAGGACAATAAAATGGGAAGACCAATCAAAAAAAGTAAAATGTCTGGCGATGCAAATGCATTCGGTGGCGACCTTTCAGGAAAAATAGCAGTAACGGCTTACAGACCATCAGGTGGTTCAAAAGTTGATTCAACTACGGCTTACATAGTTTCACAAAGAGGATCTAGAAAGTTTAAAATACACTTAGAAGATTCATCTGAAGCAGTGTATGAATTGAAAGCAGTTGCACCAGGTTCATTAGCAAATACATCAAACCAGTTCTGTGTACAACTTATATTAGATGACTCAACAGTTGCTTATGTAAGTAAATTCTTTAACAACACAGTACACTATGTTACGGCGGGTGGTGCAACAGGTTCTAAACCTTACACACTAAAAGCAGAAGGAACTGACGAAGGTCAAGATTCTGGTAAAGCGAACATAGACGTTAGATAATACTTAATCAAGTAAAATTACGTGCTTTTGGGGGAGTATAATGCTCCCCCATTCTTTACATAAATAATAGCAATATGTCAAAAACGGTAAGAAGTTCACAAAATTATACAATCAAAGCAGGTGCAGGATCTAGCGGTTCTCATAGAATAACACTTGACGCAAAAGATGTTAGAATACCTGGCAACTTAAATGTTGATGGTACACAAACAACAATAAATTCAACTACACTGACTCTAGAAGATCAGTTCATGGAAGTTAACAGAAATAACTCCACAGCAGGAGCAGAAGACTCAGGAATATTTTTTAACCAAGGTTCAAGCAACAATCAAATATTTTTCTTTGATGCAGATCAAACAGAATTTGTATTAGGATCAACAACACACGGATCAACAGTAAACACTATTTCAAACATTACACCAGGCCAACTTAAAATAGCAACAACTCCAGCACAAGGTGACCACGCCGCATCAAAAAGTTATGTGGATTCACAGATTGCAGGTGGTGGATTTAGCATTGGATTCAGAGGTGATGACTCGGCGGTAGTAGCAGTTACTACTGGAAACTCAGTGCATATTGCAGGAGCAACAAACTTATCAACTGCGGCAACTGAACCAGACACAGTAACAATAAGTTTAAGCAGAGATTTAAATGGAATAGATTCTGTTAGTACTGACAGATCAAATCAGGATTTATTATTAACAGCAAATGGTACTGGATCTGTGGTAATTGATGACGTTTTATCGTTTTCAAACATGGCAACTGACCCAACAGCAACAGCACAAACAAAAGTATACAACAAAACAGCAGGCGGTGGCGGAACTGGACTGTATTTTAGGAACAGTGCAATTGGTTCTGGTGCGGTAGGAGAACTGATAAGTAAAAGTAAAGCAACGGCATTAGCCATTGCATTAGGATAAAAATATGGCGATAACAAATTTTCAAGTAGCGGCAACAACTGGCTCAGCGGCCTTTACTGCATCTGCGGACACGGCTGTTACAGTAATTTACATCACTAATAAAACTGACGGTGATGGAACTGTTGACATATATGTTACACCAAATGGTGCATCAGTAAGTGCAAATCATTTAGTATATTCGCAATTATCAGTTAAAGCCAGAGACACTTACATTATCGATACAGAAAAAATGATTTTAGAAACAGGTGCAAAAATTTATATTGCATCACCAGATTCAGCGGCACAGTTTAACGCAACAATCTCAACTATAGGATTATAATACCATGGGTAGATGGGTAAAAAATCCAAGAAGCATTTCAGGAAGTTCAACAGGTGGCGGTAATCCTTTACCGGTAGGAACAACTGCACAAAGACCTGCAACTGCATCAGCAGGAACAATGAGATATAACTCAACTCTAAATATGTTAGAATTCCATAATGGTACAGAATACGTTCAAGTAAGAGGTGCTGTTAATGGACAACATCCAGTTACAGTTGATAATTTTACACTAGATGGTTCAACAACTGTTTTTGCTTTAAGTGTAACTCCAAAACATGAAAGAAATATTTTAGTATTCATGGAAGGGGTATTTCAGAAACATAGCACATACTCAGTTTCATCAAACAATCTTACATTAACTCCATCATATCCAGCAGATGCAACAAAAGTTGTCACTGTTGTTCACAATTTAGATTACGTATAATTAGATTGGAGATACGTTTCCAACTTCGCACCAAGTCCCTGGTGCACCAGACTTAACACATACCCAGCCTAAAGATTTTCCAGGCTCAGGTTCTGAGTTCCAAACAATGTTTCCTTGTTCGTGATTACCAGTTATTGGTATAGATTTCGCATAAGAATGAGTTTGTCCTTGATATCTAATTGCACCTGCTACTTCTAAATCTTCTTTGGGTGCTTTAATTTTTATTCCAATTTTACTATCATGAGAAACAAATAATGTTGGTTCTCTGTTTGTACCTATAGAAAACTTATCTGACGTATTTGTACCAATAAATGGTGTGTTTCCAACAACATCAAATACTATTTCTAAACCGTCCTTTGCAATACCTAACACACCTCCAGGGGTTTCAACGTTTATCCCAACCCTGCCGGCTTCGACAGTAAAAATGTCTGCAACATTTATTTGTTTTAAGATACCAACTTCAGTTAATTTTGAAGATTTTACAGAATTTCCTAGTCTATCTCTCCACAAAACTTCATTGCCACCTATCCTAACAGAATTAGATAAATCTAAATCAGTTGCCGCGGCACCGTTATAATATAATGTATCACAATTAATTTGCCCTTTAATATATACATCATTTTCAATAGTAATTTTATCATCAGCAATAGTAACTTTTTGTGCGGAAGCGTCGTCTTTTATACCAGTTGAAGAGAAAGTTGTTATTGTTCCCCCATCGATTTTATCACCTGATACCTCATTATCGAATAGGTCGTTGTTTCTAGTAGAAAGTTTTTCTAGTGCTTCGTTTAATTTTTTTTCAGTCCAGTCAAGGCGAGTTTGTAGACTATAATTATCGCTAGACAACTTGTCAAACCTGGCTTTTACTGCCTTTTCTACGAGATCTTT